TGCAATGCCTCGTCGCCGTGCAGATTGCTCGACATGATCGCGCGGGTCAGCCGCGACGTGAGATCGGGCTGCATGCCGCTGCCGGGCTGGTCTTGGATGGTCAGGCTGAGTGTCATACTGTATCAACCATAGATGAGAAACCGCCGAACGAAACCGCCGATAGCCGGACAGATGAACGCCGATAACGATTCATATGTTTCATTCCTATCGGCGTTCATCGCTTGTTCTATCGGCGGTTCCTCGTCTGTCCTACTGCGGAATAAGGAATGGCGCACGCCGCGACAAGGCCAGCGTAAAGCTGATCTGCGCTGCGGCGGTCGTATCCCACGGACGCCAGAGCGTGCCCTGCGTGGTCAGCCACAGCGCGGTCATCACAGCCTCTTTGCTGACCAGGTAGGCGTCGCCGTTGATCGGCCACGGCTCATCGGTGCCGGTCGTCGCCTCGCGGCCGATGACCCCCGGCGCCACCTGGGTCAGACTCTGCGGGTCGTACACGATGCTGAGCGGGCTGGTCGCAGATATGCCATTAAACGGGACGTAGGCCGTCGGATCACTTACGGATGCGACCACGCGCGCGTCGCTCGCGTTGTTCAGCGCGATGCACGCCACCACGTCGATATCGATCGTGCTGTTGAACCACTCCGTGATGATCATGACCTTGGTGGCCGGCGATGCCGGCGGCATATCAATAATGCCGAGAAAGACCGGCTGCGGAATGCCGGCCGTTCCAAAGTAGGTATCGCTAATCGGGACGATCGGGCCAAGGATCGGCAGGCTATTCCGAAACAACACCGCCTGCATGGTGTCCGCGCCCGTCGGCGTGGCGTTGATCCGAATGGTCGCGAACACCGCCACCTGAAAGGCGTTGGCCGCAAACGGCGCGGAGAACGCCTTGTCGAGCTGGAGCGACGCTGGCGGAGCCGACAGGCGCATGACGCTCCCGGCCGAGGCGTGCGCCGCCGCGTCAGCGGTGCTGGTGGCGGTGCCGGTGCCGCTCTTGGTCATCGTCTCGGCCTCGATCAGCTCGATCCGATTCTGCGGCGCGATCAGGAGATACCCCAGCTGAAACGCCAGCGCCGAGCGCTGGAGCGGGCCTGAGAGCGTCGCGACCATCGGCGTCAGATGGTCGACCGCGCCGGCCGCGAACGTCGCGGTCAGCACGCTCGGCATGCCTGCCGTGTTGGAGGTTGCGGTCTGCGTCGCGCCCTGAAACAGCGGGCCGCGCACGAACGACAGCGTAATGTTCTGGATGACATACTTACCGAAATGCTCATGCCAGATCGGCGGCAGCGTCAAACCGGCCGGCGCGCCAGGCGCACGCCCGCGCACGAGCGCGACCACGGGGCTGGTCAAGGTCGAGTCCTGCGCCACGGCGCGGATCGTCACGGCGCTGACCTTTTCGCCCTGCCACCAGCGAAAGGCCTGCTCCAGCAAGGTCTGAAGCTTGTCGGCGGCGGTGTAGGCTAAGGCGGCGGTCGTGCCCATGGCATGCACGGTGATCGTGTCGGTCGCCACGTCATACGGCCCCTGACTGCCGAGCAGGCTCTCGCGGAGCGGCGCAATCGTCGGTGCGTAACTCACGAGCGCATAGCTGATATTGTCGGTCAGCTCCAGCGCGGTTGTCCCATCCGTGATTTCTAAGAAACTCAGCATCAGGCCGCCCCCACGCGCATACGTACGTCGGCTTGCCGACCCTCGGCCGCCAGCCCGGCCTGCACCCCCCGCGTGATGTCGGCGACGGTGAGCGACGACCCGCGCGCGTCGACGTTGATAATCGTCTGCGAACTAACCGCCCCCCCGCGCCCCAGAGAGCCCAGCTGCATCAGGCTTGGCATGGCGTTTCTGATCGCGCTGGTCGGCGTGACGTAGCTATTGGTCTCAGGCGTCACGATCTCCGGCCCCCGTTCGCCCACGACATAACTGTCCATCGCTTGCATCGAGCCGCCCGCAGCCTTGCCGCCGCTATCGCCGCCGCCCTGGTGGCGCGGGTTCTGATCCTCTTCCGTGCGCTGGCCGTGCGACTCGTAGTTCGTGGTCACGGTCGTCGTGATCTGCGTGGGGATGCGCTCCAGGCTCTCGATATAGTGATCGGCGTCCTGCTTGCCCTCGATAAAATTGTTGGTCTGGGTCGCGACATACTCTTTGGCGTAGTCATCCATCGCCTTCTGCGTATCCTGGGCCGACTGCTGCTCATCGCGCAGCTTGCCGATCAGGCCGTCGATCGAGCCGCCCGAATCTTTGGCGCTATCATCGATATGCTGCGCCATCCTGAGAAACGTGGTGGCGGTCGAGGACTCCTGTAGCCCGTACTCTTTTTCCAAGGCGGCGGTGATCTCGGCGGCCTTGTCTTTGGAGATGTTGCCCAATTGCGCTTGCGCCACGGTGTAGTCGATCAACATCTGGCCCAAATGCTGGGTCTGCGCCGCCTGCTGGCGCGCGTAGGACGATGCCGCCGCGCCCTCCTGGTCGGCGTAGGACTGATTGACCTGCGCGATCTGATCGTCAATGCCCTGCTTTTGCTCTTTGGTCGTCGCGTCCTGTTTCTTTTTTTCCAGGTCAGCGATCTTCTGCGCGTGGTCGGCCGATCGCTGCTCGACGCCGGTTGCGAACTCGCTGTAGCTGGCGGCGTACTTCTGGACGGCATCCTGGCCATCCTGAAACGTCTTCTCGATCTTCTTGCCCAGGTCTTCGATGTCTTTGGCGGTGAGACTCGTCTGGCCGCTCAGATCCGACTCGGCCGACTGTAACTCGGTCGCGCGCTGGGTCGCGGTCATGGTGTGCGCGGTCTGCTCAATCAGCGCCTGACTGACCTTGTTGTAGGCGTCGGTCACTTGCACCAGACCATCACGGTGCGACTGGATGGTCTTCAGCTCGGCGTTGTACTGCTCCTCCGAGAGCTGTCCGGCCGCCATGCGCTTGCCTAAGCTCTCGACCTCGCCCTGAATCTGGTCGCGCAGCACCTGAATCGTCGCGGCGTACGGCTCTAAGGCTTTCTTGGCCTCGCCGGTCTGGGTGGCGTAGTCCTCGATCGCGAGCGTACTGGCCTCCCACCAGGGCTTGCTATTCAAGAGCTCCTGGGTGGCCGTCTGGACTTTGCCAATGAAGTCGTTGTAGGCCAGCACCACCCCGCCGACCGCAACGGCGATCAGGGCGTAGGGGGCTAAGGCCGCCATAATCGCCGCCGCGTTGGCGTAGAACGCGGCGGCCTGGGCAGCCAGGGCCGGGATGCTTTCGTAGATCGCCGGGATCGCGCTCGCGGTCTGGACAAGCGCGTAGGCGACCAGGGCGGCGGTCACGCCCGTCAGCGCCGGGATGGCAATGGTCTGGGCGGTTCCAGCGATCTTGGCTAAGGCGGTCTCGCCCTTGATGGTCGCGTCGGCGTAGTCGGTGATCGCGTTGATGCCCGTCGCCAGCACATTGACCAGCTTGGTCAGGATCGGCAGCATAGCCGTGCCGACCGTGATTTGAAACGCCTCCAGGCTGCCCATCATATTGTCGACCGCGACGTTGAAGCCCTGCTGCTTCTTGGCGGCCTGGACAGCGGCCGAGCCGGCTTTGGCCATCTCCTCGGCCATGTGCTGATAGCCGTCGGCGCCGGCGTCGGCCAGCATGCCGGCGGTGCGGATGGCGTCCGCCCCAAAGGCGGCGTTCAAGGCCGCGCTCTTCTGGGCCGCGCTCATCCCCTTCAGGCTGTCTTGCAGGAGCTGCGCAGCCTTGTCCATCCCGATGAACGCGCCCTGGGCGTCGTAGAACTTGGACGTGCCCTCGGCGGTCAAGAGATTCAGGTTCTTGAAGGCCGCGGCCTGGCTGTCGGTGGTCGGTTGCAACCGGGTGAGGAAGGTCTTAAAGGATGTCCCGGCGTCGGCGGCGCTGCTAAACCCTGAACTGATCAGCGCCATCGATGTCACGGTCTCGCGAAACGAGAGCCCGGCGATGTCGGCCGACTTGCCACTGTTCGCGAGGCCCAGCGCAAGGTCGTCCACATCCACGGTCGAGGCGTTCGCGGCCTGCGACAAGAGGTTGACCGAATCCTTGAGGAACGCGGCTTTTTCGTCCGCGCTGGCTGCGCTATCCACCCAGACGCCGAGCTGCTTCGAGGCAATCTCAGCCGCCTGGGCGATTGACACTTCGCCAGCCGCCGCCAAATTCAGCACGTCGCGCAGGCCGCCGGCGGCGATCGTGGCCGGCTCGATCCCGCCTTTGGCCATCTCGATCGCGGCCTGCTGCACCTCGGCGGTCGAGACCGGCAGCTCGCGGCCCAGGGAGATGAACAGATCCTTGAACTGGTCGAGCGACTGACCGCTTTCGTCCAGGGCGCTGCCGGTCACGCTGGCGAAGCGGTTCATGCCGCTCTCGAAGTCGCCACTGACATTGATGGTGTCGCCGACGAACTTGAGGATCGCGCGCCCGGCCTGCTCGGCAGCGTTGGTCAGCAGCACACCGACTTGCCGCGCCGCGCCGACCGCGACTTGCTGCAAGCCGCTGAGGCCTTTGGCGCCGTCTGCAGCGTCATCACCAAGCTTATCCAGCGCCTTGCCCGCGCCGCCGGCGCTGTCGTCGAGCGCGTTGACGCCTGCTACGGCCGGCGCGGCGGCGCTGGCCAGCTTGGTCTCAGCCGCCGCGACTTGCCCCAGCGTATTGAGATAGGCGTCAGCGCCCTGCGCGACGAGATCGATTCCGACCTGTTCCAGAGCCATGGTGAGCCTTCAAACTTTGCGCGTAGTGGTCGACCGCCGCAAACCGCATCTCGATCCGGTACTCGGCGACAATCAGCGCCTGGCTATCGCTGTCTAAACTGTCAAATCGTTCCCACTCCACGCCGCGCCAGCGGGCGGCGCGCAGCAACTCGTAGTCAGCGCTAAAGCCCATCGCGCCAGAAGGCGGGTCAAGCGATGGGCTGAAGAGCGGTTTCCCCTGGTAGGTCGGGTTGAAATCCGGCGATATGCGCTTGGATCGCCGCCTCCTGCGGAGAAGAGCGTTCGAAGATCGCTTTCAGCAGATCCGTCCAATCGTCATCGCTGCCGACGCACACAAACGCGACATACACGTAGTGGTCGTCGAAGCCTGCGAGGTCGATCCCCTCGGCCGCCATATCCGCGCGCACACTGGCCACTGCGGCATGGTCGACCTCGCACACCACGCCGCGTCGGATGGCCAGCCGCTTCAGGCGCAGGCCGGTCTCCTCGTTGACCCGCGCGTTCCAGTCGCGCTTGAGATCCTGATAGATCGGGTGCGCATAATTCGGGATGGTCACACTGCCATCGCCATAATCGACCGTCGAGGTCGGCGGCTGCGGCTCTTCAAACCCTACCGCCTGCGTGACCTGACGGCGGGTCTCTTGCCGCAGCAGACTGCTCACTTTGCGAATCTGCACGCTGCGCCCGGTGTCCTGAAACGTGTGGTCGTACAGCACCTCGGGCGGCGGCGTGCGACCGTTCTTTTGGCTCATGGAAACTCCTGTAACCGCCGATGGAACAAGCGATAAACGCCGATAGAAACGAAACACATGAATCTTTATCGGCGTGCATCTGTCCGGCTATCGGCGGTTCCCGTCTTCGGCTATCGGCGGTTTTGTTTCTTCTGCCTACAACACCGGTGACTGCCCGATCAGGATAATGCCGTCGACCAGGCCGCCGCCCAGTCCGCTGATCGCGATGTTGTTGGCGGCGACCATGACATCCGGCACGCGCGGCACGGCCAGGCGGTTCGCGCGCCCGAAGGTCGGCAGATTGCCCGGCAACCGACTGGTGTTGTTCTCGCCCCACAGCGCGCCGCCCATCACGGTCGCAAACAGCGCAGCGGTCGGCCCGGTGCGGGTCGCGGCGATGTAGCCCGCCTCTGCGGTCGGCCAGACGATATCCTGGATCGCGGTCAGCGCCGCGCCCGGCAGTACCTGTTGCGTCCACGATGCGCCGCCGTCGAGCGTGTACCAGACCTTGCCGCTGGTGTCGAGCGTGCCCACCCAATACTCCAAGACGGTCTTGACCGCGACGGCGCTGTGCGCGCCGGTCACGCCCGCCGCCGTCGCCGCCCAGCTCACGCCGCGATTGGTCGACTTGATGATCGTGTTACTCGCGCCCACCGCCAGCAGCACACCGCCGCCGCCGTGGATGCGGTTGAGGTTGTTGGATGTCGTGCCGGCCGCCGACAGCACGCTGACGCCCGACAGGATGTCGGTTGACAGATAGATGTAGCCGCCATCGGCCACGAAGTACACCCGCGAGGGGCTTTCCACGAACATATCGTTCGGCGTTTTGGCCGCGACAAAGCCGCTTGATACCTTTGTCCACGTCCCCGGCACGCCGGTCATCTGATTGATCTGACTGACGTAGTAGGCGTTTTCGGTCTTCGAGACCACCACCAGATACTGACCGACGATGTCGATCGCCGTGACCAGACTGCCGATCGCCAGCCCGGTGATCGCGCTGGCGGCCCAGGTGCGCCCGCCGTTGGTGGTGTACTCGACCACGCCGTTCACCGCCGAGCTGCCGCCAGCGGTCTGCTGCAATTGGTAGATCCACTGCGTGCCGTCGTTGCCGGGGCCGCAGTCACTGCACTGCGCAAAGCCGCCGTACACGCCATCGACCACCTCGGTGGTCACCTCCACCGACGCGACTTCGCCGATCGGGATGCCGCCCACACTGTAGACATCGCCCAGCCACGAGAACTGCACCGCCGCCGTGCTCTCATCACTGCCGTCAAACGGCGTGCGCCCGGCATAGGTCTTGTCGCTGCTGAGGCCGCGCGACAGTACATTCATGGTCAGCCAGCCGTTGAGCGGATCGGCCGGGTCGTTGCACAGCCCCTCCGACTCGTAGATGTTGATCGGGCAGTTGAGCCGAAACTTGTACCACGGAATGCCGCCAAACTTCTGCTTGAAGGTGATCTCGGCGCTCGGAATGTCCGGCGCGTCGATCGTGATGCCGGTCTGCTTGAACAGCCCGCGCACCTGCGGGTCGTTCACGTTGATCGCGTTGATGCCGCCGCGATCGGGCCGCGAGATGTCACCGACCATCAGATACTGTTCGTCCATGCCCGCAAACCGATACGGATTATTCGGAGCCGGGCCGCCGCGCTGGGTGAATGCTCTGATAAAATTCTGGGTTAAATTTTCGTTCGTCTGCGTCACTGGCATGTGCGTGCTCCTTTATGCTGCGTAGCCGCGCCGTAGGGTGGAGTCCTGGCTCATTTTCCAGGCCTGAATATGGCCCAGCCGCGTCCCGAAGGGGTTGTCCATGTCCTTCTGGCTGCGCTGGTAGCGCTCGGTCTCGGTGGCCTGCAAGGCCATGTCCATCTGCAAGTCGTGCAGTCGCTCATTGGTCTCGCGACAGGCCACGATCCGCCGCTTGACCTCCGCTGCGGCCAGCATGGTCACCACTTGCTGCCACTTCTTCGCCATCACGCCGCGCTCTAAGGGGTAGCCGGCGAGATACCGCAGGACGACCCGATCGGGCTCGGCGTAGCAGTTGCAGGCGCTCATACCCGACCAGAGGCCGGTGCTGGCGTTGTAGACTGCCGCCGCTGGTGTGATCAGCCCCAGCGTGCGGTCGCGAATGCCGGCCCGCGCGATCACCTCCGCGAACGTGCCGGGGTCGGTCGAGCCAAACGCCGGCCCGACGCAGAAGCCCGCGCCCCAGCCGCCGCAGTCTGACGACTCATACTGCAAGGTGGCCTGGCAGGTCGTCACACTATTCCCGCCGCCGTCGGTCGTGCGCTGATAGACATCCAGGCTGGTCACGAAGTTGCCCGCGAGGGTCGCATCAAGCGCATTTAGCACGGGCGCTTCGTACAGGATGGGCCGCACCACCAACCAGCGCCGGCCGATGATCGTGACGTTGCCGCCGGCGATCGCCACCTGGATCGGCTCGATCCGCCAGCGATCGAACGTGCGCGTGTCGTCGAAGCGATCCGCTGCGCTGAAGTAGACCGCGATCTGGCTGATGTCGGTCACACTCGTCGGTAGCGTGATGGTAAAGGTGTCGTCCATGCCGCTTGAGAATTGATCGGAGTACACCAGCGTGCCGCCGCCGCCCGTGGCGCTGCCGATCAAGGTCAGCTGCTCGATGCCCATCGCCTGAATATGAAACTCGGGCGACATGACCGCCACGCGCCGCCCGGTCGCGTCCACGTCGCGGTAGCGCACCATGCTGGCGTCGCCCAGGCGCGGCCATTCAAGCGGATCGGTCTCGACATACTGCGGCGCCACGCGGTAGTGGAGATAGTCGAACAGCATCTGTTCGGCGCGCTCGATCGCGCGCCTGAGATCGTCCCTTCCGGCCGTGTCGCTGCCCTGCCAGCTATACTCGCGGAGCAGCCCCGAGCACTTGGACTGGTCGACGATCGGGCCGCCGGCCAAACCCCAAAAGAGCCAGGGATTCAGGCCAATTTCTGCGCGCCAGATGTCGAGCGGCAGGAGATTCATACATCCCCCCATGCGGCCCCGTTGATTTTCAAGTAGGCTAAGACCTCGTTATTACTGACCTGGATCGGCGCCCGACCACCGGCGAACAGGATGAAGCGCATTTGATTCACGCCCGCAATACTCATCAGCACGATCGTGCTGGGCACGGTTCCAAACGTCTGCGTTGATGTCGTGGCCGTGATGGTCGCGACGCTCACGCCGAGTGCGGTCGCGAGCAATTGCTTGAGCCCCGCCGTGGTGATGTCCGTATCCTGAAATTGCGCGCGCATGATCGTCGCGTTGCCATCCAGCCGGCCGCGCCAATGCATCAGCTCGGCGGGCTGCGGGTGTGTCGGCGGGCCAATTTGCGAGAGCGTCGCGCGAAAGGCGTCTTTTTGCGCCTGCGTCAGCGCGATATTTTCCGCGCCCAGGTAGGTCGAGATCATCGCATCATGCTCCAGATCAACACAAACAGCACCAGGAACGCAAACAGAAAGGCCAGGAACGCCAGCAGCAGTGCGCGACATCTCATAGCGTCGCCGCGCTCAGCACTTCAGCGGCCGACAGCGCGCGATTGAATACGGCGCCGTCCGCCATGAGCCCGTTCCAGACTTGCGCCGCCGCGCCGATATTGAGGCTGCCGAGCAGCGTCTGCGTGCTGCTGAGCGCCCCCGCGAATGTGCCCAGGCCGGTTGAGACCGGCGTGATCACCGTGCCGTTGACGTAAAATCTGACCTCGCCAACTCCCGCATTCACACTTTTATCCCAGGTCAGGCCAACGTGAAACCAGATGATTGGATTGAAGGATGTTTTCGCGGCCCCCAGCGCCGTGCCGCCGGCCACATAGAGCATATCTATTTCGTTATTTGCGACCGGCTTGAAGATGCCGACGCGATTGCTGGCATCGACCTGAAACAAGATCATGCGCCGTGTCACGCCATCCGTCCAGACGGCCGGCGCGTTCACTTTGCCCCAGCAGAGAAACGATCCTTGTTGCCCGTTGAACGCCGCCGCGAGCGACGGCGTAAACACGTTGTTATAGCTGGTCGCGCCGTCGAAGCTCGGCGCCGACCGCCCGTCGCCCGGGCCCGGCTGGCCCAACGTCACGCCGGTATACGCGCCGTTCCTGCCGTTGCCGCTGCGGTCAAACGCCACGCTGCCCGAGGGCTCATCCATCGGCCAGAAGGCGATCGGGCCGAGCGCCGCGATCTTGGCGCCATACGCCGAGCCGAGATAGCCGCTGACCACGCGCACCGGCTGCGGCGGCCCGGCGAGGGTGAAGCCATTGCCGCGCGAGACCACGATCGGCACGGGCTCATTCCCCTGCGTCGGTCGGTTGTCGAACACCTCGACCATCGGGCGTGCGGGGCCGGCTTCGACGGCCCGGCCATCGCTGACCACGGCGACGCGCAGCGCCGGAGAGCCGTCGGGCGGCTGACTGGAGACCACCACCGGGATGGCTGGCCCTGCCTGAGTCATCGCTTGTTTTCCCACTTTCGAATGATCACGGCCACGCCCGACAGCGCCAGCCAGGTCAGCCACCAATCGCCTGTCCAATCGATCCACAGCGCGACGGGAAGCGCGATCCACACCGACATACAGATGATGCAGGCCAGCCCGCGCCCGATCCAGGTCTCCGGTTTTGCCAGGTTGCGCAGCTTCACAAACATGGAAAACGGCCCTTCCTCATCCGTCAGCATCCGCGACAGGCGGTAGACCGCCAGGCTGGCCAGGATGACGGTCAGCGGCTGCATAGCGCCTCGGTCAGCCAGTGGCCGATCGCACTGTGGCAGTCCTCAATGATGCCGTAGTGCGTGTGCGGGACGCGCACAACCAGATCGGCATCGACAATCTCTGGAGCAAGATCGCTACTCAGCATCGCCCGCTTCATTCCGTTCTGATCCGCCCAATCAAGCGCGGCCCACAGATTATTACTTGCGCCGGAGCAACTGATCACCAGCAGCGCATCGTCGGGCCGCGCAAGAACGGCTAACTCATGTCGTAGCGCCATCCGATAGCTCGTGTCATTCGCCCACGCGGTCAGCACGGCTGGATTGCTGCCCAGCGCCACTATGCGCCGCCCGGCGGCTTTACTCAGGTCGCAGGCCCAGTGCTGCGCCGTTGACGCGCTGCCGCCGTTCCCTGCCAGCCACAGCGTGCCCTCGCAGGCCTGGACGAAGGCGATCAGCGGCGCAATGTCGAGGCGTGCGAGCGCCACTTTCAGCTCTTCGATGTAGTTCACGAATACACCACCTGGCAGCCCGGCACGCCGACGCGAATCGGCACATGCCGCAGGCCCAGCGCCGCCACAATCGCCGCGTGGCGCTCAGGCGGCGCGAGAAAGAGCAGGAATCCGCCGCCGCCCGCGCCGCAGAGCTTGCCGCCCCAGGCGCCGGCAGCGTATGCGGTTCTATACCAAGCGTCTATCTGTGTACTCGCGATGTACTTACGTTTCGTAAGCCACGCGACGTGCATGATCGCGCCGCAGTAGTCAATCTGTCCGTTCCGTAGTGATTGCGCGAATCTGTGCGCGAGTTGCGCGAGTTGCCGCACGTCGTCACGATCCTGCTGCTGGCTGGCCAGCACCGCGCCCGCGTCGCCCTGTCGCGCGAGGCCCGTGTCGAGCAACAGGCAGTGCGCAGAGAGTGCGCCCAGGTCGCACACGATCGGATCGACCGCCACGCCGGCGCTGGTGAAGGTCAACAGGTTCAGTCCACCATAGGCCGCCGTGTACTGGTCTTGCTTGCCGATCGGCTTGTGGCAGCGCTCCATTTCAATCGCGCATGCCCCCTGAGCGATTTGCCGCGTTTCAGCCCCAAGCAGGGCGCGTAGCAGCCCCACCGTGAAGCTGCTAGAACTGCCCAGGCCGCTGCCGCCCGGCAGATCGGCGATCGAATGCACTTCGATGCCACCCTCGCGCTTCGACCAGCGCAGCGCCTCTCTGATCAGCTCGTGTTGCAGTTCGTCCACCGTCGCGACGTTCTCTGTCAGAGAATACGCCGCGCGAATGCTGCCGTCGTACTTCGGATTAACCGCCACATAGACATACTTATCAATGGCGGCCGCGACGACCGCGCCCGACTCTTCACTGTAGAAGCTGGGACGGTCGCTGCCGCCGCCGACGAAGCTGATTCGGAGGGGCGTCTTGGTCACGATCATCAGGTCACCATGTCTTATGTGCGAACAGGATCGGATCGCCATGCAGCGTCGCGGTCTCTTTCACGCCCCAGCCGCCGTAGGGCGGCCCCAGCTCGCCCCAGTGACCGTGTGTCGAGAACGACTGCGGCAACACCACGCGCGTAAACCCTTCATTGATACACAGATTGAGCGTCCACTGCTGCACGGCGATATGCGCGAAATACGGCGCGGTGTCGAGCCAGCGGCGCAGATACGCCTGCCAGAGTCTGAGCCAGGTTGAGCGGGTGGCCACCACGCAGCCGGCATTCCCGATCGGGTCACTGGCGCTCGTGTGAAAGAGCGTGCTGATCTCGTCATCGCTGACCAAGGGCTGAATGCGGCAGAGCTCATTGATCATGTTGTCGCCGCCCGCCTTTGGCTCATTCGGCCCGATGCCGATCTGGCCGTCCTGCCACGCTTGCAGCCAGGCCCACTCGTCAGCGGTGAAACTGCGCTGCATTTTCACGTCGCCGTCGATGCAGATGATCACCGCGTCATCCGGTGTGTCCAGATACGGCAGCCAGTTGCCGTGCTGGATGCAGCCGTTGCCGGGGTCGCCGAGCGACCGATCGAGCATGCCGGCCGGGATGGTGTAGCAACGCACCCCCTCGGGACAATCCGGCCTTTCGCAGCCCACCAGGCCCAGCGCCACGCAGGCGCGACCCGCGTGCCTGCTCAGGTAGTCGAGCGTGCCGATTTCTTTTAGGCGCGGTAGATAGTTGTGCGTCGCGATCGTCGTGATCACGACCGGACGAACACCAGCCCCTGCCGTGTACTGAACGGGTGCGCGCCGTTCGCTCTGACCCAGATTGTCGCTTCGGTGTCGAGCGCCCATCCGTGCTGCTCCAAAAGACTAATCCAGTACCCCTGCGGCTGACAGTTGACATGGTGCCAGCCAGGAAAGCCCGGCGGCGCGGCGGTGAGAAAGAGTACTTTGCCGACCGCGAACGTCTGCATAAAATTCGGTATAAATTCGGCCTCGACGTGCTCCACGAACTCCATACACCAGATCAGGCCAAAGCTGCGCGGCGGGACGAACGGCCCCGTCGTATAGTCGTGAATGATGACGTTCGGCCGCTCCATATGCGGATCGCCGTCAATCCCCCAGGCATCGTAGCCGCGTTCCGCCGCCGCCTGCACCATGCCGCCCGGCCCACAGCCGACATCCAGGAACGAGCTTTTGCGAAACCGCACGGTCAGATAGTCGAGCGTCGCAGTGTCGATATTCGAATTCCCAAAATGCCCTCCCAAATGTGGTGGCAGCGTGCGCTCGGCATCGGTCAGCGGCTGATCGTCGGCCATCCGCGTGCCTTTCGTTCGTTAAACAGCCGCTGATCGCGCTCGACCTGCGCGCGGCCCTCGGCATACACCCGATCATTATCCCCGCCGAAGTAGGGATGATCGTGATAGAGTGTGGCCCAGGGCGCTTTGGCGTACAGGCCCAACTCAATTGTCCGCGCACATAATTCCGTGTCGCCAAAGTTGTGGTCGTACCAGACTGGCCAGCCGCCCAGATAGGTCAGCAGATCACGGTCGATCAGAAAGTGGCAGCTATGCTCCGTCTCGTGATGTCCATCGTTGAAGCCTAATAGGCCGTACTGGTCGAACGTCGCCTGGTACGCCGCGTAGGCGCGCGCCAGCCAGTGCTGACCCGGCAACAGGTCGTTGGCCAGGTTGACGATCAGATCGAACTCGTGCCAATAGTCGGTTGCCTGCTGAAGCGCATGCCAGTAGCCGGGTCGCGCGCTATCCATGCGCCAGATCGGCAGATCGGCATTGGCCAGCGCGCCCATCACAGCCGGGTCGCGATCGACCATGCAGATCAGCTGCCAGGTTTCTGGCCCTTGCTCCATCCCCGCCGTCGCCAGCAGCCGCTTGACGTTGCGCACGGTCTGCTCAGGGCGGCCGCGGCAGGGCATAATCGCGGCGATCATCGTCTGGGCCTCAGCACCTTACTTGCCGCGTCGGGCGTCAGCACGTCGGTGGGTTTGAGGATCGGCAGCGGCGTGGGCGGCTCGGGGCCGTCGAACACCGGAATCACGCGCACCGGGATGCCGTGCTCGATCAGCCAGTCAGCCTGGTCGCGCGTGACATCCTTGTAGCGGTCGATCGCATTGTTGCCCAAGCGGATCGCGTTCTGCCGATCGGGGTACTCCCAGGTCTGCGCGCCGCGCTCATCGCCCAGGTACTCCACACGCACCTTGCCGTCCGCCATCTCGGCGGCGTGCGGGAACGGCGCGCCCATGCTCGCATCGCGGGCCACGCCCACAAGTTCGGCGTCGCCGCCACAACATGTCGCCATGGGGATCCTTCCTTCCGTATCACGATAGCGGACTAATACCGCCTCCATCAGCTCCTGCGGGCCGCCATAGAAGCGCGTCATCCGATCGCCCTCGTACACGCGATAGGTAAAGATCGGCTGCGGCAGCCGGTGGCCGCACACGCCGGCCATAGCCAATCGGAGATGAAAGCTCCAGTCCTCCCAGGCGTCCACGCCCTCATCGTAGCCGCCCACCTGGAGCGCCAGCTTGGTGGGAATAAGCGCGGTCACGACATGGATGTTGTGATGCCGCATGTGGTTTTGCACGTACTCCGGCGCCGGCCGGAGCATTGTGCGCCCGTCGCGCTCTACGGTGTACGCATCCGCATACACGTAGCCATGGCCGCCGCGCCCGTACTCGCGCAGCAGGTTCTCGACCGCATGGGGTAGGAGATAGTCGTCGGCGTCCAAAGGGAGAATGAACGCCCCGCGCGCGACCGCTAAGGCCCGGTTGCGCGTGTGCGCCGGCCCGCGCCGCTCGCCGTCACTCGGCAGGATCGTGACCCCCTCCATCGGCCCAACATCCGTCCCGCCGTCGCAGGCGATAATCATTTCGCAGCGTGAGGCCAGGCTCTGCCAGGCCACGCTGGCGGCCGCCGTGCGCGCGTGGTCGGCGTGGCGCGGCTCGCAGGGCGTGATGATCGAGACTAACGGTTGAGCCATCGGCGCCACCATGGCCTTTCCAGCTTGAGAATGCGCTGGGTGAGATCATCAATGCGACGATTGGTCGCGTTACGTTCGTAGACAAACCAATCGTAGGTCACGAGTGCATCAGCCCGCGGCGCAAAGTACACCGGCGCAGCAGGGATTGTGTGATCGGCCAACACCTTTTCGGCTTCATCGCGGGCGATATCAGCGATCCACGCTGCATCATTACTCATCGGCCGCCCTGCCTTCCGCGTGTGGCTCCCGTTCGTCAAGCAGTCGCGCCAGCTCCGCGATCAGCAGGAACTGGCCATGCCCCGGCGCGCCCGCGTCGAGGTGATCGGCAGCGTACACGCGCGCGTGCCGGATCTGCGCCAGCTCGCGCGGCGTGAACGCCGCCATCCAGGCTGGTTGTAAAGGTGCCTGGGGTGTGTCGCCCATCGGTTGTTCCTCCCTTTGGGATGTGAGCGGCAGCCCGTTGCCGCCGCTCGTGTCAGTATCCGCCTACCCCGCTCAGCTATTCGGGTAGAAATACGGCACTGGGCTGGTCGGGCTGCCGCCATTCTCGAAGTACGGATTGGCCGGATCCCACTCCTGCTCGTGAATGCTGTAGGTGTAGCGCAGATTCTGGAAGCGCGCCGCCAGAAACGGCGTGAGCAGAATCAGGCGCGGGCGCTCGATCACCTCGACCTGCACGCAGGTGTGGGTGGGCGACAGCCGGCTGAATAGGAAGCGTCCGTTATCCAGCACCTCGAAGTAGCCGCCGGGGGCCATACGGCTGGCCGCTGCGACCGCCTCGGCGTTCATGTCGAAGTATTCCCAGTACAGACTGGGCTGGCCGTTCACGGTGAGGGGCAGCATGTAGATGTCGCTCTGGTAGGTGCCGACCACGCCGCCGGCGGCGATCGTCTCACTTATCGTGTCGTCGATCACCACCTCGTACTCCTTGCCCTCGATCGGCAGCATGCGGGTCTGGCGGAGCCGATCGCGCATGTTGGTCTGCTCTTCAAGCGAGGAGGTGCGCACGATGCCGTAGCTGGTGGGACACCCGCTGGTCGCGTACACGCACGGCCAGATGCTTGAGAGCGTCAGCCACGCGCCGTAGCGCATGGAGAGCGCCCACTTGACCTCCAGCCCCAGCTGCTCGGCGAGGCGCTCCATATTGTTGACCGCGTTGGCCAGCAGGGCGTAGATCGTGCCGCCAGCGGTGTTGATGCTCGCGCCGTTGAGATCGACCACCAGGCTGTCGACCGCCGCGCACAGCACGCCCGTCCTGGCGTCGCGCTTGCCGGTCGCAATCTGCCGATCGAGGCCGTTGAACTGCTGATAGCCGAGTGAGCCGGCGGTGGTGATCGCGTTCCCGGTGTAGACATTGCGGGCGTAGTCGCGCGCGTAGCCGTTGAACAGCTCGGCGATCTTGTACTCGTACTCAGTCTGAAAGATGCGCTGCCAGTTGATCGGCCCCGGCGTCGGCACGTCGCCGCCCGGCTGGCCCAAAAGCACGTTATCGCGAAACTCGCCGCGATTGATCGTCTGCCCGGCGTACTTGATATTGAGCACCTGACTCATCCGCCCCTGCTGGCCGAAGGGGAAGGTCTGAATACAGGTCTTGAAACTGCCCACGGTCGGCCAGTCGGCGCAGGCGGCGGTCGGCTCGCTACCCGTACTGGCCAGCTGCCCGGTCAGCACCGGGTACAGCTCATTGGTGTTCACGCTCTTCATGACCGGGATGCGGCCCGCGATGCCCTTGGGCATGATCATCGCGTTGACGATCTGCTTGTTCAGGCCGGGGAAGCCGAGTAAGCCGCCGGGGCCGTGCAGCGGCGTGCCGGCCGCTGTGCCGGCGTCCTTGAGGGCGGGCGATGCCGACGCCAGCCAGTTCAGAACCTGAATGGCGTCGGGTGAAAGGGCTGGCGCTGCATACGTCATGCGAGTAGTCTCCTTACGTCAAAGACAACAATCAGTCGAGCGGTTATGGCGCGGTCGGTGGCGGCGTCCATCCGGCAAAGCCGCCGCCGGCGTCGGTGCGGTAGAGCGCGGGCATCGTGCGCGCGGCGATGGCGGCGTAGGGCCGGCTTGGGTCGTTCGGCACGTCGGGCGCGTTCGGGTCGGCGGGCGCTTGCGGCCCGGCGCTCTTCAGCGCGGCGGCCACGTCGTCGGGCAGGATGGTGGCGGGCTGATCGCCCTCGATCTGGGCGATCTTGGCGGCCAGCGCGGCGAACTGCGACTTGAGGCCAGTCAATTCCTGTGCGCGCGCGTCGTCCTTCTGCGCCACGCCGCCGTACATGCCCTTCAGCTCGGCGTGCGCGTCGCCGATCGACTTGACCATATCCTGCATCTTCAGTACGGGCGCGAGCAGCGCGCCGAGCTTGGCGGCGAACTCGTCCCAGGACATGTCGCCGATGTAGTCGCCCGCCATTTGCGCGGTGTCGTCGAGTGGCGGCTCGCCTTCGGCTTCCTCATCCACGCCGCTGTCACCGCCCAGCGCGGGATCGTCCTCGGCGTCCATCGGCGCGCTGGCGGCGGGCGGCGCGGCCTTGACGGCGTAGACCACCCCGCCGATCGTGATCTCCTCGGGCGGGGCAGGCGCATCGTCGCTCTTGAAGGCGATCCCCTGATTTTCTGCGCTCTTGTCGCTTTGTTCCATGAGCGCGAGTTGTGACGCAGCGACCTCGGGCGGTACGCCTTTGCCGTTCATATCGGCAAGGTAGGCTTTGACGCGCGCTTCATACGTTGCCTGATCCATGCGATGCTCCTTAACAGTGAGGCCGGTAAACAAGTTACTGGCGCGACCATATTTGATAGGCACAACCGATCGCTCAAAGCGCCGAGTCGTGTCGAAGATGCCGCCCGGTCGCGGCTCGTCTATTGGATGAAAAAACCCCGGCGACAGCTCATAGTCATCAGCGCTTGCCGCGAATGCCTGTCCGATGGCCACATTTCTGAACGTGCCGCTTTCGATCGATGTGCGGCCGATCACCGTCGAGTAGTCGCAGTCGCCAATATCCAGTCCCGGCCCCCACGGTGCAACCATGTCGAATGGATCGGGCTGTCCGATATGCCAGTAGCGCAGCGGGCCGAACTGCTTCGTCGCCATCATGCGCAAACTGTCGGCATCTAAGGCCGCCTCGCTGATAATTTCGCCGTCGCGGTCGCGGTAGGCCGTGGTCGTGCGCGCGATCCAGCGATGCTGGCCAGCGTGATCTTTGAAGACGGTGAATGATTTCGTGCGCCAGTCCTCCGGCAGCGCGTCCATCGCGCCGATCGCTTTCGCGCGCCGAATAATGCCCTGCTTCACCGCATCCTTGTCGTGCTTGGTGCGCCCCAGGCTGCGCACGGCGTCTTTGACATCCTGCGCCGTCACGATCGGAAAGCTGCGATCGGGGCCGGCGAAGATATCTTCATCAAGGTTCGATCGCTTCGTTCCGCCGTAGGTCTCAGCCTTGACCCGCCACATGCCGCTCGATTCATCGGCCATCCCCGCGTCGGTCAGCTGATTGCGCTGCGCCTGGGTCAGCTTGATTCCCGCCTGCGCCTGGCGCTTCAACCGATCGAGGACGCGTTGCTGTTTTGCCTGCCGATCGGCGACGGCCGCAGCGCGGCGCGCTTCCACCTGGCGGCGTCGCTCCGCCGTGGCCTGCGCACGACTCGCGCGCGCCGCGTCAGCGGCCTCCTGGCGAGCCGATCGCGCGATGTCGGCGGCCTGGCGGTTCGCGCTGCCACCACCACCACCCCCGCCGCCGGCTTTGGGCTTTTTCGCCGCTGCTGTTGCCGCCGCTGCGGCGCGCTTGGCATCCGCCTTCTTTTTGCGATCGGCCGCCGCAGCTCTCCGCTCACCGCGCGCCGTGGTGCGGTCGCGCGCCGAACTGATGCTGTCGCCCGCGCGCCCCGCATCGCCGGCGTTGGCCGCGTTCATCAGCGCCCGCCCCGTGCCGGTCATGCGGTAGCTGCCGTCCTGCGCGCGCTCGACCAGGCCGGCTTGCTCAAAGCCCGCGCGTGCGATCGCCGCTGGGTCGGGCTGCTGCCCGCTGCGCAGCGCCTCTAAGGCGGCCTGTCCATCGGGAGCGATGCCCAGACCACCAAGCACCTTGGATCGATTCTGGGCCTGTTCCGCCGTGCGCGCGGCCTGACGTTGCTCGGGCGTCTGCGCGGCCTGCTTGGGTTTCTTTGCCCCGCCCGCGCCCCGTCCCTTTTTCGGCGCGGTCGTTTTGATGGGCGTGCGCTTCGGCGGCGGCGGTTGTTTACTGTAGACATTCCCGCGCTTGGGCGTCGCGCCCCCTGGCGTCCCACCGCTCCCGGCCTGGAACTTGCCGGTGTCGCCCCGGTACAAATTGCCCTTAATCTGCTTCGCCTTCGTCCGCATGCCCCACTTGCGGGTCTTGCGTCGGCGCGAACCGAGGCCAGGCGTGCCGAGCAGCCCGCCGGGGCCATGCAGGGGTGTTCCAATCTGTGGTGCTGGATCGGACATAGGAGATCAAAAAGGGGCGCTATCCCTCGCTAAAGAGAGACAGCGCCCCGACTCACGTGTCGTGACGATATGTCAATATGTTACTGCTTAGTATAATCCATTCTGTCAATGGCTGCCGTGCGGCAGCGCGGCGTCCATCCGTAGGCTTCTAGTAGCGCAGTATCGAGCGCTTTGAGGAGCGCGATCAGCGTGCCGCGAAACAGCAGCAGGGTTGAGAGACTGAGATTCACCGCATCACCTTCAGCGTCGCGCGGCTCTGTGTCGGGTCGTCCACGAAGCGCACGCGCCGGCTTACGTTGATCTGCTCCCGGTGGCCGCGCGCCGCCATCCGCATCGCCTGGGCCAGCCAGGACGCCGCGCTGTTCCAGTCGGGGCGCATGGCCATCAGCAGCAGCTGCAACAGCGTGGCGTTGCGCTCGACCAGGTCAGGCCGATCGGGCGGGAAGAGTGCGGCGGCTTCCACGCGATCGGGGAGAATGTCTAAGACAAAGCCCTCCGACGTGCCGATCGTGCGCGTGCCGTCTTCCGACGACGACCAGACGAACGACTCCGGCGGATGGGTGAACAGCTCAACGAGATCCAAAGAACTCCTCCAGAGCCTCGCGCAGCGTGATTGGCGCGCGGTGTCGAGCGGCAGGCGCCGGATAGGGCGGCGGGTAGGGCGCCGCCTGTTCGGTCGGTTCGGGCGTATCGGTCGGTTCCATCGTCGCATCCAGATCGGGCGCCTCTGTCGGTGGAATGGGCGTGAACGTCGCGCGCGGCGGCAGTGGCGCGCTGCCCTCCGTTACGATCGGGCTGAACGCCAGCATGGCGATCAGGAACAGGACACTGAGCAGGATGATTGGGATGCGCATTTAGACCTCTGCATCGATAGCACGCTGAAAAATCGCCGCCACCTGCCGCCGCCACTTCTCGGCGATCACCTGGTCGAACGCGCGCGCTTCCGTGCCAGGGTGATGGATCGGCTTCCGCGTGAATACCACATTCCCGCCCTTGCTGCCCGCCCCGCTCCCGATCGTGCGCGGGACGGTCTTTGATCGGAACGGCGTGCGAAAGACCAATGTGCCGCCCGGTCGCGGCGCGATGATGTGCGGCCGTGTGCCGGCGTTGAGCCGCGCGTAGTTCTCGTCATCCGTCCCTACCCGGCGCGTGTAGGGCGTGGGGCTCTCAATCGCGAACGTCGGCTTGTCGTCCCATGTCTGCGTGGTCACACGAAAGTCGGTCTGGATCGCCAGCGCCGTGCTCTGCATGGTGTTGGTGATCGCGCGCGCCATTGCCTGCGGATTCACGCTCAGCTTGCGGGGTAGGATCACTTTGGACTTTCCCATCAGCGATACACCTTCGTTACACGCAGGATCTGCGGGTCACCTGGACGCACATGCACCCGCAGATGGAATGTGTATCGTGTTGGCCCGCTACTTGGTATGGCCGCCAATATACACCTGCATTTTTGTATACTGTTCTTTTCTTCCGGCAAGCGGATGTCAACGGTTGCGCCATCGCTAAGGCCGTGTATCAGCGCCTTCAACGGTCGCCACTTCTGATGGCGCTCCTGTCCAAAAGGGATATCGATAAGCGGGATCGCACGCATCACTGTACCACCCCATCCCTGACTCGAAGCGGCGCCCAGTCCTGCCCGCGCTGTTTGCAGATCTGGCAGTGGTCGGTCGCGCCGAGCACCCAGGTGCAGTCATAGTTGCCGTCCCCCGCAAGCCGCTGCACGTCCCACATGCACGTACAGTTGGTCAAACACCGGCTGGATCCATCGGCCGGCATGGCCGGGAGCGGCAGCATATCGACCGCGCCCCGCCAGTAGGGCGTCTTAATCGACCCGGCGTACATATTCGCGCGCGCGTTCCACCCCGCCTGCCACTGGGATCCGTCCTGCAGCTCGATGGCGAAGTCCCCCAGGAAGCGCAGCTGTGTGGCCAGATCGGTCGTCACCGCCGTTTCCATCGCCGGCGTCAGATTGTCCACGCCCGCCCCGGCCAGCATCGCCGCCCCGTGGTAGCGCGCCAGCTGGCGCGAGAGCTCCTGCTGCCAGGCCTGCACGCCGTTCGGATAGTCGGCCTCCAGGCTGTCCGTCGCGGTCGCGATCAGCTTCGACAACCTAGCGATCAGCCAGGTCAGCGGAGCAGGCGGGTTAGGCACGGCGCGCGGCCTTTCCTAACCGCTTCGCCCAGCCCATTTCCGACTCGAGCAGCGCGGCCGCGTCGTCATCCGCCGCGTCCTTGGTGGCCATGCCCGGCGCTTGTTGCTTCGGCGGCGCGGTCGGTGCGCCCTGGATGAGCGCGAGACTGGCCGGGCTGAGACTCGCGCGCTCGGGCGTCTGCTTCTCGTCGTCACTCAGCTGCCCGCCGCTGGTCACATCGCCTGCCACGAGCTCCTGCGGCAAGTCCTCGCTATCGACCGCCAGCTGGCGCGCCATCGCCGGGCTGATCTCGCCCGAGTCGATCTGCACCTTGCGCGTGTCGGCGCGCAGCTTCTGGACTTCGGCTCTGGCCTTCTGGTCGCGCATGTCGTGCTCGTCGACAAATTGCAGTTCGGTCGTCGCCGGCAGCACCCGATCGGACACGGTCTGCTCCCACCACTTGATGAACGCCGCGATCCCAATGCCCTGCCCGGCTTCCTGGAGCACCACCGTCTGCGTGCCGGTGCCCAGCCCCTGCCCGGATAAGGGCTGAATATCCTGCACCGGCACGCCGATGCAGTTGGCGTAGATCAGATAGCCGTTATCGCGCTCGTCTTTGGGTACGAAGCTGCTGAGCAGCTCTTTCAGCTTGACCTCGACCATGGATATCGGCGTGTCGCTGGGGATGGCTCCCAGGATCGTGCCCAGGTAGTACACCAGCCCGCGTGCCTGCGCGTCGGCCTCGCCGCTCCGGAGGATGGCTTGCAGCGTCGGGTCGTTGATGCCTTGGAGAAAGACCAGCTTATTCGCGCCGCCGCCGGTCAAATTCTCGTAGACCAGTTGCTCCATCGCCGCGAGTTTGGCGATCGTCTTGTAGGCTCGATCGGCAGCGCTGCGCCCGACGCCGAACAGCTCGGCGCGCGGGCTGGGTTGGTCGGCGTACATCAGCACCTGGTCCCACCTGAGAATCTGCTGCATGCCGTTCAGCGGCATATAGCGCAGCGGGTAGGCCAGGTTGCCGGTGCGGATACAGCGCAGGGAGTCGAGGTGGTACAGGCCGGTGATCTTCGCGCCGGGTGAGGAGGTGGTCACCGCCGCCTCGCTGAAGTCTTGCCGCAGCGCGCCGTTTATAACCTGCGGCTGCGCGGCCTTGACGCGGATCTGCGTGGTCACGTCGCCCTGCCTGCGAATGCGGATAAACACGCCGTTATTGGGCAGCAGCAGATCCTGCACGACCTTGAGCGCGAACGGAACCCAGCCCTCGCCGCCGTTCGCTTTCTTCAGCAGCTCCTGGCTGGCCGCGACCTTGCGCGACGAGTCCGTGCTGTCGCTCACGATGTAGCCGTGGGCCGCGAACTTGGTGGCCGTGCGCGCGACCGCCGCCGCCCACATCGATTCCTTTTCGAGCGTGTTACACAGCACCCAGTCGCGGCGCGGACTCCAGTAGGTCGGCAGATCGGTGTACGAGGGCGGCGACATCAGCCAGGGGAAGGCCAGGCCGAACACCGCCGGGGCGCTCGACGGGTATTCCAGCGTGTTGCCCTGGATGGCGGATGGTGCGAGGGTGTCAGTCATTGCTTCAGCCCTTCAAGAAAGCGCGCTTCGGTCGGCATATGCCAGTGGGCGCCGTCCCACACAAAGCCCAGCGCCCGCAGGCGCTCGGCGCAGCGCCGGCCAGTCCAATGCGGCGCATAAAACCAGCGTTGATAGATCGCCTTGGCAGTGGCGCGCTGTGCGATGCTCATTGCTCAAACCGTTGCGACCACACGCCATAGCGCAGCGCGTCGATCGAGTGGTCAAACGCCTTGATAATCTTGCCGTTCGCGTCCTTGCGGTAGCTGGGCATCTCGGCGCGCAGATTGGCGCAGCGCGGATGGACGTTCACCCGTCTGCGGCCATTCTGGTCAAGCGCGAGCGCCCGCCGCAGCTCTTTGATGCTCTCTTCGACATCACTCGGGCTGTTGCGCGTGTAGACGCCGGCGGCGTGCAGCCGGCCTTTCAGCTCGGCCGCGCTCTTATCGACCACCGCGTAGTCAGGGTGTGGGTACGGGAGCGCAAGCACGTCGGCGACGTGGACATCCGAGAGCAGGCCCGCTTCGTCGCTCTCATCGAACACATTGATTGTCCCATCATGGCGCACCTGAGCGAGCAGAAACACGCGCGGGTGGCTGTCGGCCGTCCACTGGCCCGTCTGCGCGTCGCGTACGCCCACGTAGCCGTCATCGACAAACCAGAGCACCTCGCCCGCGCCCGCCTCGAACTCGGCAGCTGTGGTCACGTTGCCATCGGACGGGCCGTCGCTCCACACCCCGAAGATCACGCCCGTCGCCTGAACCCAGAGCCCCAGGCCCAGCCGCTGATACTCTGTGCCGACCCGTTCTCCGGTCTTGGCATCAATATGGCCCAGGCGTTCCAATTTCTCTTTATAGGCGCGCCCCTCGGCTGTCCACTGCCCGTTGCGATACAATCTAGGGTTGTCTTCGTGCCGGCTATGCAGCATCGTGGTCGTGCCGGACTGCGCCCGAATCCACAACCAATGCGTCGGCGCGTCCGGATTGCAGTCGGCCAGCAGCTGCTGGTAGGGCATCACGCCGTTGCGCAGCCGGGTCGTCAGCGCCAGCCAGGCCGCCAGATCCAGCTCGGTCGCCTCCTGGACATAGATCATATCATATTCGGTCGACATGATCTTGCCGGGCTTATCCAGGCCGCCCACGACGATCGCACTCTTGTTCGGGTAGTGGTAGACCTGCCGGAAGTTGCGACGCGGGCCATCTTTGAGCGGGTCGCCGCTCGGCAGCACCTTGTCCTCAAACGTGACCAGCGCAGCTTCGGAGAGACTCTCGCGGGTCTTCCGAATAATCAGCCCGCGCATCCCGGCGTATTTCAGCGCGCAAAAGTGCAGCTTCTCCAAGCACGCGCGACTCTTGCCCGTGCCAGCCGGGCCGCTGATCACGATCTCGATCGCCTTCGACCGCCACATGTCGGCGCTCGCGCCATGGGCGCTGTAGCCGCGCGCGCGGGGGGGTGGCGGATTATGCGTCGTCGGGGTCGAAAGCATCGGTTTTCTCGTAGACCTTGAAGAGCGGCTGCCCGTCAGCGCCCGTATGTTCGACTTTATCGGTGAAGAGCTTGTGATGCTTGCCGAGTAAGGCGAGCGCCGCCTGCGCGTCGTACAGCTCGATCCGCTCGCCTTCCTTCGTCACGCCGCGGGCCTTCACGAGATGCAATACCCCCCGCTCGCGCGCTTGCTCCAGGTCGATGTCGCCGGCGTCGTTCAGGAGATCAGCCATCGACCCGCGCGCCTGCGATGTGAGCCGCGCCAGCACCTCATCAGCAGGCATCGCGTAGAGTGCGAGTCCGGCGTTGACAGCCGCGCGCACCTTAAGTTTTCTTAAGATCTGGCTCGCCTGCACGTCGGCGGTTTTCTCGCTGTAGCCGGCGCGGATCGCCGCGTTGCGCTGATGCAAGTCGCGCAGATATTCAATCACGAGCTTGCGCTCTTTGCCCTTCAGCTCAGCCAGTGCCGCGTCGAATGCCTGTTGCAATGTCTCCTGGTCTGCCACGATCTGCTACGCCTGCGGCTTGCGCTGCCCAAGCACCCACAGGATCGCTTCGTACACTGCGCGCGCGATCACCCAGCCGATCCCCACGAAGAAACCGAACAAGATCAGGTTAACCCACAGATAGGCCGTAAAACCAATGTCCATTGTTTACCTCCCTCCGAATATCCACCAGACGATCGACCCGGCGGCGTACCAGATCGCGACCCACAGCAGCGCGCCAAGCGCCATGATGATGATGTGCGCGCGCCGGACGGTCATAGCGGCCGCGCGTAGCTGCTGGGGATGAACCCAATCCCCGGCTCGGTCGTTGGACTATCCGACACCCACAGCCAGCCATCCTGCTCCTGGCCCATGTTGATGACATCCCCCACGCTCAGCCACGTCTGCCCGTTATCCGGCCCGCCGGCCAGGGGCGCGGCGGGGCTGCGCGACGTAAACACGGCGCACGGCGCGACCACGGTGTACGGGCTATAGGCGGGGGCTGGAGCGAGCACCGTGTCGCGCCAGGCGATAAACTCAGCGTGTGTCCAGTTTGTAGGGTCTTTCTTGCGGACGTAGGGGCCATCGATCGCGATCTGGCCGTGCGTCTCGATCGCCGGGATGGGGATCTGATAGTCATGGGTCAGTTTATTCAGCAGCCACGCCAGCGCGTCCTTTTGCACGGCTGGCCACGACTCGCCGCTGGCGTGCAGACACTCGATGCCGATCGAGTGCGGATTGCTGTAGGCCGGCTGGGCTGTCCAGTTCCCGTTGCTCTGCTGGCCGCCGGCGTGCCAGGCCTGGTACAGTCGGCTATCCAAAAACTGGATAATCTCGCCATGTTTGCCGATCAGAAAGTCGCTCGATACATCAGCGGAGTGGTACAAATAGCCGGCGGCGCTCTCCAGCGTCTGCCCTTTCGCGCCCTCGGTCGAATGCACGACGATCGCGGACGGCGCATAGGGGCGCGTGGCGTAGCCATGGTAGACGGGGTAGGCGCGGGCCTTGTCGTAGGTCGTCGCGTCGATGTGGTACGTCATAGCCATCTCCCGAGCAGCTGCGCCAGCAGCAGGATGGTCATCGCGCCAAGCCAGAGGTTGAGATACAGTTGGCGCCGGCCGCGCTCGCCACGATCGGACGACAGCCACTCTTCGATGTGTGTGACCCGCTGGACAAGGTTGGTCATCACGTTGAGATTGAGATCGGCCTGGTCGTAGCGCCGGAGGAGCTTGCGCGTGCTGTCGTCGATGTTGCCGTCGGCCACCGCGCCCACGATGCCGACCTCGCGCCGCAGATCCTCGCGCTCGTTCAGCAGTTCGACGGGGGCGTGCATGTCGCCGGCGCTGGCAATCTGGATCTCGATATGCTCCAGCCGCCGAATCTTGGCCTGGCGGATTTTGGCTAAGGCCTCGTCACGCATCACGCGCCGCCTTGATGTCCAGCAGCGCCGTTACCTCATCCCAGCGCGCCAGCACGCCGCGCAGCCCGACGGTCAGGCGGATGCGCTCATCGCGCTGCAATTCGTCCTGGATGACCTCATGCTCGATCGTGGCGATCTCGTCATTGATGGCGGCGATCTGAGCGAGGATCTGGTCAATCAGCGGGCCGCGCCGATCGAACTCGGTCTGGAGCGAGCGGATCATCGTGGTCGTCTCGTGATGCCGATCGCGCAGATCGGCGATCAGGCTGGCCTCGTTGCGCCCTAAGCGCGTGTTGATCGACTCCTCGATCCGCGCGATGTCCATCTGGAGGCTGGTCGTTTTGGCTTCCAGCGCTTTGAGAATGCGAAACGACAGTAGATCGATCGCGGCCTCGGGTACGTGCAGCGCGCGCAGCTCAGCGATGCTGGTGCGAATATCGAGCGGCAAAAATTGGGTGTTGTGCGACATGTGCGCGGACTCGGGGCGCCGGAGGTGTGGTATCTCAGTTTACCATAACACGCAAGCCCATGTGTGCTAGAATAGATCGCAATCAGGCCGGGCGTGCGTCGGAGGTGTGGTGACCCAGGCGTAGGCCCGGCCTGTGGAGTGGAGTCGCGGATGCACAATGCGCAGATAGCGGCGCAGCTCAGCGCGATCGCGGCGCGCCTTGAGGGGATCGAGACACGGCTGGCGGCGCGGGTCTCGGAGGCGGAGATCCGCCGCGCCATGCATGACGTGCTCGACACGCTCGGCCTGGTCGTCCAGCTGAAAGAGCTGAAGATCAGCGAGCGCGAGCAGCTCGCCATCCTGGTGGGACTCGCCGCAGAGCTGCTGAGCGAAGCGCGCACCCACGAGCAGGCGCGCCAGGCGACGCAGGCGGACGCCGGGACGCAAGTGGACGATCGGAGTTTGGAGATTATGCACTTGCTGGTGCAGCTGCGCGAGCTGGGCCGCAAGCATGTCGCGGGGCTATACGATCTGGAGCGCGCGATCGAGGCGCAGCGAGCGACCGATCGGGCGCCGTGACAGGCGTGGCCTGTGGACATGCAAAACAATCGCCCCGTTCTCGAATTGAGAACGGGGCGATTGTTTTGTGGGGATCGCGCGCCGCCCTTGCCGGGGCAGCAGCTACGCGACCAATCCCACAATACTGTCGTGTGGGGCAGCGGCTCCGTTTACACTGAAAGCAGCGCCTGGAATGTGTCCCGGTTCCAGGAAGCCCTTATCCGCTTTGTCACCCCTGGCGGGCATTGGTGCGGCGGCCGCTCGTTCGCACTGGATGAACCCAGCGATCGACTGCTGCGAGGAACACCGCGCCGCTAGGATAGCACAACCGTGCGCTCGACGCAAGACCGCCGCGATCCATTGGCGCGGATCGCGGCGGTTCCGACTGCGTGCGTGCGTGCGGTGCGGCGAGTATAGCACAGGCGGGCTAGCGGCGTCCATTCGCCGGCGCAGCCTCGTGCGGCCAGTCGAACTTCAGCGCGCAGTAGCCGCGGCTGTTGAGCTGCTCCCCAGGAATGTGCTGCGCGGCCGAGGGGCAGCCCCAGAAGCCCGGCAGATCCCCGCGCGCGGCGACCCAGCGGATGCGCGCCGGCCGCCCGTCGTGCCGCGTGTGCAGCGGACAGCACGGCTCGCCGTCGCCGTCGATGAGCGGCTGCGTCAAGGGCTTGGCTTGGGGCTTGCCCCCGCCGAACGCGGGCCGCTTAGGCGCGCTGTAGCCGCGCTTGGTGAGCGCGCGCGAGACCAGCTCGATCCGGTCGATCGTCTCTTTCGTGGTGGTCGCGTAGATTGTCCAGGTGAAGCCGTTGATCTCGACCTGGGTGGAGGGGATGCAGGGCTCAGAGAGTTCGCTCATGATCGTTTCGCTTTCGTTGTTGAGTTGATTGTACTACGTTAATCGTTCGGGTTCTCAATCGGTTCGACCGGGCCGACCGGGCCATTGCCGATCGGAGCGGTCTCAGTTGGCGGGGTGTCGTCGGGCATGTTGACCTCACTTTCCACTGATTAACTATCGTTATTCTTAGTAAACAGCATTTCGATTATTGTAGACAGCGCTAAAGCATTGTCGATGCCATTTGCGCCGCGAACCCCGGCGTTGCCGGGGCAGGTTCATCACAGTAAATCATCGTCTATCCCAGAAGGCGCGGGGATCCGCCGCCCTCTCCACTCCTGCTGCACTTTGATTTCAAGCCAGTCCATGCGGCCGAGCTCGATCGCGGGCAACTCCTCCAGGTCACCTGCCCCGAAGAAGTCGGGGAGGGTCAGCTGCTCGACCACGGGCGGAAGGGGCAGCGCTCTGGGCTTGCGACCTTTCGCTGCGCAGCAGGCCGGGCAGAACACATGCGTTTCCTTGCGGCGCTTGATCAGCTTCTCGGTCGCGAGCGGCGCCGGCCAGTGGTAGATCTCGAAGACCAGGCCCTGCTTGAGCGCAGCGGCGACGATCTTGGCGCCCTTGCCCGCCAGATGCTTCGCAATCCGCGCGTCCAAGTCTTCGGTAAAACCCAGGTAGTGCCGAGCTTGGGCGCGCGGATTGCTCAGGTTGCCCAGCGGCGCGGAGAAGTGAAACAGGTAGACTGTTCCAATGGTAGCGGCATTCCAGGGCCACATCTATGCGGCCTCGCTGTACAGGCGCTGGCGCGCCGCGCAGAGCCGCTGCCCGAGCTCGGAGGGCGTCGGCTCAACATCCCCATCGTCGAAGCGCTCCATGTCATCGTGGGCAGTCTCCAAGCCAATACAGAGCGCGATCGGCCAATGCATATTCGCGCCGGCGGCGCAATTGCAGATCCAATCGCCGTCCATCGTGAGCAGGTGAGCCGGCTGGCCTGGTCGGCTACTCGGCACGAGCCGCGCGCCGCTCGGCAGTACATCGGGCCGGACGCCGGCGCGGTACTGGGCGAGCGCGTTGGTGAACGCCGTGGCGGCCGCGCGCTCCGCCTTGCGATGCGCCAGATCTCCCGTGGCGTCGGCCAGCCGGGCGGCGTCGCTGTGTTCGATCGCCAGCCGCTCCAAGGCGCCCTCGATCGCCGCGTCGAGTGGCCCGGCGGCCCACTTCTCATCGTAGCGGGCGATCCAGCCTTCGACATCACTGGGCATCCAGTCGCCCGTGATCGCGGTGAGCTGCCGCGCCACCAGGCGGTACTTGCTGGCGTAATCCAGGCCGCGCCAGCGCGCCGCCCGCGCCTCGCCTTTGAGCGACAGGAAGACGGCGAGGAACTGGGCATCAGCTTCGGCCATGCGGGCGTCTGCTTCGGCGGTGTGGAGGGCGGTGGCGACGATGGTGTCGATGGTCTTCATTGCGGTGTCCTGTGGTGTTACAACGGTATCAAATTGACACCTGAATTGTACCACAGGACTGACATCCTGTCAATACCCTATTGACACCGAATTGATACCGTGCTATAGTGAGTTGCGTTGAGTGATCAAGCAAAGAGAGGGTGTTATGAGCGAGAGTCAAGAAAAGGCTTATCGGCTGCGAATCCCTGAAGATTTGTATGCTGAGGTCGAGCGGGTGGCGGTGGCGGAAGACCGGAGCGTAAACGGCCAAATCGTGGCGTTTCTGCGCGAATCGGTGCGGCGCTGGAATATGCGGCAGGCGCGGCGCGAGAGTGAGGGGTATACTACCGAAGACATAGAAGACCCCGATCTCGTGGCCGCGTAACCATCCACGAGACGGGGTTTTCTACTGAGTGAAGCCGCCAGTTGTCCACGCCGCCGGCTTGCACTCTATGTGTCAGCGCTTCTCTCGCTTTCGCTTGATCAGCACCTTAACAACCAAAGAAGGTTCGCCGCCCACGAAACCAATCGTGACGAGCGGCAGATGAATCAATTGTAATCGCAAGTTTGTTCTACACAACGTAGAAACGATCGATTTCTTTAGAGCCCGCTGAGCGAAAGCTGAAGGCGTTTCAGATCGCGCTCACATGTTTCGAGCTGTGGGCCGATGTTCGCGACGAGAGCGATAGTCAGCGCGTCAACGGATGGGAGTCCGGTGACCGCCGCGCCGCACGCATCGGTCACGCCCTTCGCCCGATCCTTCAGCGGCCCGTAGCGGGATGGCAGCGCCGCCTGCTGAATTACCTTTTGCCCGCCCGTGATAATCGCCGCAGCGGCCGTGACCTTGCCTTTCCAAGCGGCCGTTGCGCGGATCTCGTGGCCGAGCTGGCGAAGATCGCGCGTGGCCTGAACCATCGACTCGGCGCGGGTGTTCATCGTCTCGACAACGGCCCGCTCATCTACGCTCAACGTCGGCTCAGGAACATTTGTCGAGACGAGCTCGGCAGCCGGCTGCGCCGGCGCCGGCGTGCTGCTGAACGGGCGCCAGCCGATCGCCAGCGCAAGACCCACCAATACAATGCCGAGTCCGACGATACCGAAGAGTGCGAGGCGTAGAACACGCATACTTCCTCCGATCGTGGTGGAATGTGGTGCAAGATAGCATCCACGATCAGGATGATACTGGCTTTTTGGATCGCAGCAAACAGGTAGGAGTGGCTCCCCGACCAGGATTCGAACCTGGAACCTACTGATTTCCTGCGATCATAAAAAGCCGGCTCAATACACG